ACAGAAACATGATGCTAGGATTTAGATGTTGATCTTGCGCCTTAAGACTTAAATTTGAAACTTCAAATAGGTAAAACTCAAATCTCAAGACTCTTTAGCGAAACTTTAATTTCCTCTCTTTTGATTTTAATGCTCGGTTCGTCTATCGGTTAGGACCTCAGGTTTTCATCCTGGTAAGAGGGGTTCGATTCCCCTATCGAGTACAAACTTATTTAGAACTTTTTCATATGTATAATAAAATTAATTATTATGAAAAATGTAACTAGAGAACAATTTTTAGGAATTCTTAGACACACCTTAACTTTCTTAGGTGGTATTTTACTTACACAAGGTATTATAGATGCATCACTTTTAGGTGAAGCTTCAGGAGCTATTATAACATTAGCTGGTATTGTTTGGTCTATAGTAAGTAAAAAGCAATGAAGGATTTTTTCAAAACAATGTTTGCCAATAGTGAAGGTACCTCGCATAAACGTGTGCTTGGTACCATTGGCTTCATTTCCTTAATAATATTTTTATTTACGTGTGGTGAAGCACATAAATCAGTAGCTGTTTCTGCTGTAGAATATTTAACTATAGCAACGGTGTTTGGTACTGTATTGGAGAAATTTGCTCCTAAACCACCAAAAAACCCAGAAGTATAATGGCACAAGCACCTAAAACAACCCAGGTAAATTTTCCTTTAGAGCAATATTATCAAGATCAATTTCCTAAAAAGCAAATTTATTTACACCACACAGCAGGTAATGCTGATGCTAAGAATGTTTTCTTTGGTTGGCAAAGTGATCCAGGAAGGATAGGAACTTGCATATCAATTTCAGGTAAAGGAAAAAAAACAATTGATGGAGAAATAGTACAAGGTTATTCATCTAAATTTTGGGCTTATCATTTAGGTGTTAAAACTAAGTTTTTTCAAGCAATGAAATTACCTTATAAAGAATTAGATAAACACTCTATTGGTGTTGAAATTTGTAATTGGGGTCAATTAACTTTAAAAGATGGGAAATTTTATAATTATGTAAAACGTGAAGTATCTAAAGATGAAGTATGTGAATTAAGTACTCCATTTAGAGGTTACAAATATTACCATAATTATACTGATGCTCAAATAGAATCTACAAAACAATTACTATTATATTGGGGAGAATTATATAACATCCCCTTAACCTATAACCAGGATATTTTTGACTTAACTCCTAGAGCATATAAGGGAGAATCAGGGGTATTTACACATTGTTCAGTTAGACCTGACAAAGTAGATATATATCCTCATCCAAAAATGATTGAGATGCTAAAATCACTTTAATTGTATATATTTATACTCAATAAATTAGCGCATTATTCCGTGATTTCAAATTGATCATTTAATATATGCGCTATATAAACGTTATATACAATATTTATGCGCGTGGATGTAAATAAAATATTTAGATTATTCAATGGGGAGGAATTTGATTCACTTCCTGAAAAATCTCAAGTGGTAGAAGCCGCTATAGATTTTAAGGAACATCCTTTATTCTGGGTGGGTATGTTTAAGAAACTCATCCAAAATCATAAAGTTTATAATCGTTCTATGATAAATTTCTTTTCTAAAATGGATGAGGACTTAGATTTATATGATGTTGAAGATGCTGGGGAATTTATAGTGTATAATAGAGCTTGGTTTTGGATAAGTAAAATCGATATTAAAGAATCAATACACCAAAATGCTTTAACACATTACGCAGATGAAATATTACTTACCTACACTAAAGTAGTAATACTATACTTCCAGGAATTGGAAGAATACGAAAAATGTGCGCATCTTAAAAAAATTCAAGATTTTCTTGAAAGTATCTTAAACTAAGCTTGGTAGTGTCATCTTCTATTTGTATATTGGGGATACGAGAGAGAAAGAAAAATAAGAAAATATGAAAAATAGAGAAATAATGATGAGACGGTTAGAGCGAGCCGAGGGGGGGATTGAGAAACTACATTTCATCCTAAATCGCCAAGGATCAAGAGAACAATTTGAGGAGGTACTCCAAGAAGTACGAGAATTAATTCAAGAAACGAAAGCATTTATTCAACAAGAACCATTAGGTCCCGGAGAAATTAATTAATATTAAGTTATGCAACTAACAGCCGAACAAATTCAACAGAATTGGATTCAATTCTTAGGTTACATTAATGATCATATTACATCTCCACGTAAGGAGAAATTGGTCGAGTTTTATGAAAAATTTGAGGACAGACTTATTTTAATGCCTGCTGCTCATAAAAAAGAATATCACAATGCTTTTCCGGGAGGGTATATAGATCACGTAAATCGTGTTGTTAAAGGTGCTCTTCATCTTCATGATTTATGGGGTATGATGGGTGCAGATTTATCTACTTATACTAAAGAGGAATTAGTATTTGCTGCTCTTAATCACGATCTAGGTAAAATGGGTTCTGAAGAGGAAGAGTCATATATCCCTCAAACAGATGAATGGAGACGTAATAAACTTGGTGAAAACTATATGTTTAATAATAAAGTTCCATTTGCTTCTGTTCCTGATCGTAGTTTATTTTTACTTCAATCTCATAGTATCCCATATTCATTTAATGAGATGATTACTATCCAGACTCATGATGGATTATATGATGAAGGTAATAAGAAATATTTAATAGGATTTATGCCCGAGCAAAGACCTCGTACCTCACTCCCATTTATTGTACACCAGGCCGATTTAATGGCTGCTAGGATTGAATTTGAACACGAGTGGTTACCTAAATTCAATTTAAGCTTGGATGAGCAAAAGAAAAAATATACATTGGAGTCAAATAAAAAATATCCAACACCCGCTGCTGCTAAACAAAAAGCATTAGGTAGTGTAAAAAGTGAAGGATTAAGAAACTTATTAGACAACTTATGATATTAACAATTGTAATTCTTTCAATATTGGTCGTAACTCTTGGATTTACGACCTTTAACCTCCTACGTAAAAACGAAAAACAGGAGGATATTTTAGCAGGTTATATGGCCTATCTTAACAAAATTTCCGATGTTATTGAGGAATCAGAAAAAAAGATGATGGAAGTAGATGCTAAAGGCAGTTTTAAATCAGACGATGAAGTCGGTTTCTTCTTTACTCAAATCCAAAGTATTCAAACAATTCTAAACGCTTTTATTGTTAAGAATATTAAGTAATGGATGAGGTAATAGTTAAGAAAAAAAAGAAGGGGGTACAATACTTCACTCAAGCAACTGAGGATGCTATTGTACTCTATAATAATACTCCTGATTCTGAATTAAGGAGTAGAATTTATAATGATCGAATTCATTATAGCTTTTTTAAACTTACCGAAAACATCATTCATACATTTAAATTCTATTATACAGAAGTTGATAATATCGAGGATTTACAACATGAGGTAATTACATTCTTATTATCTAAAATCCATCTATTCAACCCAGAACGTGGAGCTAAAGCGTTTTCTTATTTTGGAACTATTGCTAAACGTTATTTAATTTTATCTAATCAGAAAAATTATAAAAAGCGTGTTGATACTGCCCCAATTGAGATTTTAGAAGAAGATGAAAATCATTCATATATAATTGATGATTCATCTTTAAATGATCGTTTATCTAAATTTATAGATCTATATACAGAACATTGTAGTCAAAATTTAACAAAAATATTCCCTAAAGAATATGATGCTAAAATAGCAGATGCAATTTTAGAATTGTTTCGTAAAAGAGAAAATTTAGATATATTTAATAAAAAAGCTCTTTACATTTATATTCGTGAAATTGTAGATGTTAAAACCCCTAAGATTACTAAAATAGCCAATCAGTTATACGATATTTTTAAACAACACTATTTTTTCTATTTAGAGCACGGATATACAAATTTTTAGTTTTAATATTTATAATAAACTAATATCGTATATTATGTCACAATTTGAAAATATTATTTTTGGTAAGAAAAAATTCTCCGATGTTTTGGAGGAAATTTATAATAACCAAAAGAAAAAAGACCAACAGGTTACTGCTTTAATTTCCGAGTTAAAACCTTTAATTTCTGATATTGGGGATGCTACTTTAGTAGTTCCCTTAATTAAGGAATATATGGAAATTGGTGTTAAAAATGATGATATCTTAATTAAAATGGCAGCTTTAGCTCAACGTGCTATGGCAACTGTATCAGCTGATGGTTCTCTTACTATTTCTGATGAGGAAAAAGACCAGTTAATAGCTGCTATGAATGAATTAAAAGGAGATAAATAATGGGTCAATATGGATTTGCAGCACTAAATCAACAACTTAATGCTAACGCTAATAATGGATTTAACGTTGCAAATGCTATTTCCCAAGCCAATTTAATTAGAGCAGTACGAGTATTAAGTATTGTTTTAGATGAAACACACCCAAGATTTCAAGAATTAGGATCATGGAATGGTTTAGGTATTATTGAATATGAAGATGTTAATAATCCATTACCTTCCCCATCATTACCTACAGCAAGATCATTAACCGGTAATTTTAAAAATTTACCCTTAATTAATGAGGTTGTTTATTTAATTGGACTTCCAAATACTGAAATTGAAGCAATATCTTCAAATACAGTTGAATATTATATTAATATAGTTTCACTTTGGAATCACCCCCATCATAATGCTTTTCCAACAGCGCCAAATGCTTTACCCCCAACACAACAAAAAGATTATGTTCAAACAACTGGAGGTAACGTTCGAAGAGTAACAGATCAATCAACAGAAATTTATTTAGGTAAAACATTTATTGAACGTTCTAATATCCACCCAATATTACCTTTTGAAGGTGATATACTTTATGAAGGTAGATGGGGTAATAGTATAAGAATTGGTTCTACTGTTAAAAATACACCTAACAACTGGTCTTCAGTTGGTACAAATGGTGATCCTATTATGATTCTTCGAAATGGTCAAGGTGTTCAAACCGAAGAAGGTTGGATACCAACAATAGAAGATATTAATAATGATGATTCTTCTATTTATCAAACAAGTACTCAAAAAATACCTTTAAATGCATCAAGTACTTCTTATTTTAGTTATAAAAGTAATCCACCTCAAGCTCCTAATCAATACACAGGTAAACAAATTATTATTAATTCAGGACGTTTAGTATTTAATTCAACTGTAGATCATATTTTATTAAGTTCCAAAAAATCAGTTAATTTAAATGCTGTTGAAAGTGTTAATATTGATGCTCCTACAGTTACATTACAATCAGGAAAATTAT